TTTTCCGCCGATTTCAGAAATTTTCGGCAGATAGCCGGAAAGAAAATCAAATGCTTCCGGAATTTTTGCACCAAGTGCAGCCGCAAGACCGTCAAGGCCGCCGGCCTGTACAGCATCTGTCAAATCAGAAATATATCCGGTTACATGCTGGACAGCATCCCGCAGTGGTGCGTCTAAATTTTTGAAAAGCTTGATTTTCAGGCCATCAAGAGCAGATTCTAAAATTGTAATATCTCCGGCTAAATTATCCAGCATAGTTTCGGCCTGAGTCGCCGCTGAACCCTTTGCACCGGATTCTGTATATTCCAGAGCATCATAGAAAGACTGGACTTTTTCGGCAGAAGATGAAATCATCTTGTCGAATGCTGCCTGCCCCTGAATGCCAAAGATAGCATTTTCAATGGCATTTCTCTCACTTTCATCATCAATCTGATAGAGAGCGTTTTTCAGTTCGTCAACGACCTGATTGAAATCACGGGCTTTTCCGTTAGCATCGTAGGCACTCACACCGAGGGCATCAAGAGCCTGTTTCGCCTGGTCAGTCGGAGAATACAAATTTTTCATCGCCGCTGCTAAAGCAGTCGCAGCCGCTGAACCGATTTCATTCTGTTCAGCGAGCCGGAGCAGGGCGGTTTCTGTAGCCTGTGCAGATTGCCCGTATGTATTTGCCGTTGAGGAAGCCTGAGAGAGAGCCTCTCCGAGCTGCTGAACGTTGGTATTTGCGAGGGTTGCACCCTTGGCGATTAAGTCGGCATAATAGGCGGAAGCTTCGGCTTTATCGGCAAAATTTCCGGCTTCTTTTGTGAAGCCTTTCATAGAGCCGGCAATATAGGAGGCAGCAGCATCAAGGCTCAGACCGCCGGAGGCTGCCATATCCAGAACAGAATTAATCATCTCGATAGATTCATCTGCATTATAGCCGGACTGTGCCAGAATATTCAGACCATCAGCGGCCTGACTGGCGGAGAAAGCTGTTTTTGCCCCCATTTCTTCTGCTTTGGCCGTGAGCTTTTCCATATTCCGGAATGATTCAGAAGCGGAATCATTCAGGTCGCTGACCGAATAGCCGAGCGTGGCACTGACCTGTGACATGCCCTGTGTGAAGGCTTTTCCGGTGCTGACGGCCTGTGCACCGATGGCGGCGACACCAGCCACAGCGGCAGCAGAGGCTGCCCCGATGACAGCCATGCCTTTTTGAGCAATCGAGCCTAAATTTTCGATTCCGACCGTAAAACCGGACTTGTCTATTTTGGTATCAAATTTCAGTGTGCCGTCATACAAGTGAACTCACCGCCTTTAAAAAATCATGAATCCTGCGGCGATTTCCTCATCAGTCATGACATGCGGAATAGCAACAGCCTGTTTCAGCCTGCGGATTCGTTTTTTCTCATTTTTATCTTTGATTTGGTTCAGGTCTGCGGAGCGATAAGCAATACGTTTCATACAGCGTGCATCTTCCGGCAGGGCATCAAACAGTGCACAGAATTCAAACCAGTGCAGAAAGTCAAGATTTATCAAATCTGTCTGATAATAGTGCCGGAAATCTCCGAGAACAAATCGGGCATCAAATTTCCAGTCAAACAAGAGTGATTTTCTTTGATGGGGTTCTGCACAGCCGTCTTCTGCTTCGTCCTGATAATTCAGGTCTTCAGCACGATAAAAGCGGTATACAGCATCAATAAACGCTTCTGTAAAGGTCGGAGCTGGCCTGACAAGCACACTCTGTAAGATGTAAGCCGGATTCTGTACAGAGTCCTGATTCTGGAGCATGTCAGCGAATTTCAGCCAGACCCTGAAATCAGTCCGGACAGGGTATTTTTTCTCATCTGCCGTGATGAAATCCGGAAGCGGTTCACAAAGCAAATGTATCATTTTTTATGCTTCTTTCTTTTTTTGAGCTGTCGTTTCTGCTGACGGTTTCCGGAGAACGGGTGAAAGCGTTCCTGTCGTTCATCAAATGCCTGTGCCTGAGATGTCACGGCAAATTTCAGAAAGTCGATATAGATTTCTTCGTAGATTCTTGAGTTGACAGGAATGCCCTGAAAAATCTGTCCGGCAATTTCCGTGCCGAACAGATTTTCAAACAAATGCCGGTATAAATCACAGTATGCCCTGATAAAATCTGCATGTTTTTCAAATTTGGTTTCTAAAATCTGGTGTTCTTCCTGTTCCATAACAGAAAACGCATTGTCATAGCGTTCCGCAGTTTCCAGATTCTCCATATCCAGCTCCAGAGAAATACCATTGATTGTCCATTTTTCCATAATCATTCTCCGTCTGGTTTGGTGGTCTGAATAGTCATCCAGTTGTCTGCGCTGGTAGCAGTAACTTCTGTCAGTTCTCCGTTGGCCTTGAATGTGCCGGAATACGTATAAACCTGATTGTCATCGCCTTCGGAATCCGGAATGACTGTATAATCACGCATAAATCCCTTGCCTGTCTCCGTGTCTACCCAGACGATAGGACGAACCGCATCAGCACCGAGCTTTTCGCCGTCTGTAATGCTGACAATATCTGTAAGCACTGCATTGGTTCTGTGTTTGTCGAACGCATAACCAATCTCCGGCGAGTATGCGGTGATATCCGTGCGTTCCGTTGCTTCATCCACGTATTTGCGGGCGTACTCATTAGGATTCTTGCTCAGGCTGAGTTCTGTGAAAAATTTCATTCTCTGAAATACATAACCGCCCTGACCGGTGCCGGGCACACCATAGAATGCTAACATTTTGTGTCTTGGAACTAAATTGCTCATAAAAAATCCTCCTAATCTTCGTAGATAAGTCTTAGCTGAATCTGGTAGCGTGCAGACTCGGCATCTGTATCAAAAACATAACCGCCGGTGAGCACTTCTATGCTGAACGGTGTTCTGCCGTCCAAATCCGGAAGAATGTCTGCAAGATTCTGCTGATAAATCCAGCTTTCAAAATGTTCATAAAATTCGAGATTTTCAATGCATTGATTGACATCTGCACTGTAAAATTCACGGCTGGCGAACAGAAACAGGAACTGTTTCAGGCCGCCGCCGTCAGTATATTTTCTGAAAAACGGTTCACAGGGGACAGATTCAACAGCATATTCAATGGCTTCTCCGCCGAGAAAATCGACCAGCAGACAGCCGTCTTTGAGTTCCGGAAACTGCATGACATAGTTCCGGATGCAGGAAATCAAAGGTTTCATCTGAATTTCCTCCCTGTGCCGCTCAGAATTTTCTGTTTGTGGTCAGCCTTCATGCGGCTGAACCAGAATTTCCCCTGCAAGCCTTTTTTGGCATGTCCGGAATAATAGCGGGGTCTTGCGTATGCAGCTGTATACTGCACCGTTCCGGAGCCGATTCTTGTGCCCTCATAGCCGGAGCGACGGAGCTTTCCTGTTTTCATAGGAACATAAGGCTCGGCACGGCGGAGCACTTCACTGTCAATATATTCCTGAGCGTTCCGGAACTGCTGATTTCTCCGGAGCTGTGCAGCAGGATTGAGAATCAGTTTCATTTCAATATCACCTCAATATGCATCATATCCGGCAGGAGATAGCGAAAATCTTTCACCTGCATGACGGTCAGGGCGGTTTTCGGCGGACTGGAATCTTCACAGAGACCGGAAACGGCTCTGTCATCTTTTTTTGGCAGATAGGTCACAGAAGCGGCCGGAACTGCTAAAAATATATTGTCATCGGGGTTGCGTGCTGTACCACTGGATTCCTGTGCCTGTGTTTCCTGCCAGTAAGATTCACCGAGTTCGTGGCGGATATATGCAGGGGCACGGTCAATAATGGTTTTTTCCCAGATGGTGACGGCATTCACATTGACCGGAAATTTCATGATTTTTCCTCCTCATGTGCCCATAATTCGACAGCACCGTAAACTTGTGCACGGTACAGACCGAGTTCTTTCAGTTCACTTTTTAGAAAATACAGTTTCTGACCGGGATTGAAAAACGTCTGCTGTACGGTATACGCTCCGAGGGTCTGACTGCCCTGAATGATACCGCCGTTTCCGGAGTTTGCACCGCTGTCGAGAGCACGGACAGCCGCCTGTACCAGCACAGACTTGACGGCAAGTGCAAAGTCTGCACCTGCCGTTTCGTCAGAGATTAAGCTGTCAATATCTTTGCCGTATTTCTGTGCCAGCAGCCGGAGACGGGCAGAGCCCTGTGTCAGAATGGTCTGGGCTGCTTCTTCCTGAGCAGCAGACAAGGGATAGCCTGCCGCCCGAATATCGCCGATTGTCGCATAATTATTCATAATCAGGATGCAATGTCAGCAGCCTTGACTGTCACATAGGCTACAGAAACAACTTTTCCGGAACTGAGGTTAACAATTTCCAGAATATCACCTTCAGAAACAGCGATTGCAGTCGAGCCGGAAGTCAGGGCAGTACCGCCGTAAGCGACAGAAGTCTGATTAAATACAGCACGTTCAGACGGATTTTTCTTGTAAGCATAGGTTGTGCCGGTATTGCCGGCGGTAATGGTAGCAACTGTTTTTCCGGATTCCGAAGCAGGAGCAGTCGAAATGCTCAGACTGCCGGGGGCATAGACAGCACGAATTGCCACGCTTCTGAGGACTTTATGCCCATAGACACGGCGACCCTGTACTGCACATGCACCGATATATTTTCCGGACTGTGCCAAATCCTGCACATGTACATCAACAGACCATTCAGCAGCTCTTGTGGCGAATTTCGGATGCCCTGCAATCATGGCTAAATTTGCGGTTTTGTCATTCCATTCTTTTACTAAAAATCCGGCGATTTTGCCGATAACACCGTTCTGCACGACAGTATTTCCGAGTGCGGAAGCATTGATAAATTCCGGACAGTTCAGCAGCAGAGCCATTGTCTCAGGCATAACAAGCAGATAGCGTTTTCCGTCATCTGGAATACTGGCCTTGCTCATAGCCGTGCGGATGTCGACAATCGTGCTGTAGATGTTCAGGGCGGTCAGCTGGGAAATATTTGTAACAGTCGCACCAGCGAGCAGCGTGGTTGCACCGTCAGTATCAATCTGACGGGCGAGCGAATAGCCGCCGGAATCAAGGCGGTCAGCAACGAGTTTATCGGGAACGGATTCGGCATCATAGCCGTCAATCAGTTCATTGACAGCCTTGTCTTTATCAATATTCATGGTCGTGTAGCTGGTTGAGCCGCCTGTCGGGGCGATGCCGTTTGCTTTGTCATAATCAGATACAGCGACTTCGTCATCACGGACGGGAATCTTGACTGCTCCGGCAGTGGGGTCGCCTTCGTAATCATTATTGAAAACAAAATCGTCAGCAAGCACAAGCTCTGAGCGGAGCTTGGCAAGAAGTAAATCAGAATATCTTGTTTGTGCTTCGTGTGCCATCAGGCATTCTCCTTTCTGGGTTTAAGATTTGGATTTTTTTCATAAAAAGATTTTTCGACACCGGAAAGTTCAGGGGTTTCGGCTCTGAAAGCCGGAGTCTGATGCAGTTTTGTGAAACCTGCGAGCATTTCAGCATCTTTCTGAATGGCTTCTTCCGTATCGCCTGTCAGACGGTTTGCAAGTTCGGCAGGAAGTCCGGCCATCAGGGCAGCTTTCATGCGGAACTGTTCCAGCATAGCGTTTTTATGCTGTTCCGGCGGAATCCAGTCAGCGAATTCGGCAGCCTTGGCGGAAACAGCAGCATCAATCAGTGGCTGAACAGCGGCATCAAAATCAGCTTGTGTGGTAATTGGCTTAAAATCGGCATTCATAGTGATTTCTCCTTTCTGATGATAATTTTTTGTGACACCTGCTCCCTGCTGGGCAGGGACAGCGACAAAGCTCCATTCATAGGCATCTGTGATATTATCGAGAATATAACAGCAGATTTTTCCGTCATAGGCTTTGCCTTTGACATGTTTACAGTGTCCGGCTTCTTTTCCGCAGACAGAGCAGAGCTTTTTTTCAGAAGCACAGCTGACACTGACTTCTTTTTTGATTCCGGCATCGATTTCGAGAATAAAATCGGCATTTTCGGAAGTCCGCACCATGTAGGCATAGCCTTTCAGATATCGGAACGTCCGGCCGTCCTGTGTAAGTTTTTCGGCATCTGTGACAACTTCTGCATCGTAAATTCGGGCGGCCTGATTGTCGGCAGTCGGATTATGGTCAAAGATTCCAGTTTTGCCGATGAAGAGCTTCGCCATCTGCTCCAGAGCCGTATCAGAGAAGCGTTCACCGTCACGGTCAATATCATTATGACAGAGCGTGACCGGAAACGTATAGATTTCGTTTTCCGTGAAATCCCGTCTTGTCAGGGCATTGATTTTATCAAGTGTGTCCTGATTCATAATTTTCATTCCTTTCTATAAAAAATTAATATGTGATGACTTGTTTTTTCTTATCTTTTGTATTGGCACATATCCAGTGAGCCAGTGTGACGGCTTCCACAAGGGAAATGTCCGCATTTTCGAGGATAGAAGCATAACCGAAGCCGCCGCCTGCACCAATAGCCCGATGTTCGCAGTTCGTGACGGCCTGCACCAGTGACGGCTGTGCTGCATGACAGATTTCTCCGGCAAAGAGATTCTGTTCAAAAAGAGAATTTGCTTCAATGATTTCGCTGACTTTCGGCAGAATTACTTTGCAGTGAACATCCGCATCTTTCATGTTTTGCACCAGCAGCGGAGCACCGGCAGCACCGTCAACAGTGACTTTTTCAGCGTGGGAATTCAGCAGATAGCCAATAATCCAGTCAAGCCCGTCACGGACAGGCCGGCAGTCAAGAGCTTCGACAAAAATTTTCTTTTCGGCCGTTCTGACAGCACAGGCAAGCGAAACATTTCCGGAAGTCTTTGCAAACTTTACACCGAAGAAGATTTTTACAGGCTGTTTCAGCTCCGGTGGGGCATCTGTTTTGAACTGCATCCATTCACGCTCAGAAATAGCGGATTTCTGGGAATACGTCAGCCACAGGCCTAAACGCTGGATATTATCATCAGTCTGGTCATTGCCGAGTTCGGAACGGATAGTTCTCTCTGTCAGGATAGTTCCTAAAGACGGGTTTGTTTCGTACCAGAGTTCGGGGTCATGTGCATCAGAAAGACGGGGTACAGACCATTCTGCCCAGCCTGTATTTTCATTTTTTCCGGTCAGGCATTCACGGCGGAAATTCAGAAAGACCGTTCCGGAACTGACAGCAGTCGGCGGTGTGCCGCACATGAGTGTCTGTGGATTTTTCGAGTCCGTCACAACGTATTTCAGGGCGGATTCCTGGTCTCCGGTGTATTCCTGTGCTTCGTCAATGATTAACAGGTCATAGCCTTCACCGAGTCCGCCTTTTGTGGAGCGTGTCCGGAAGTTGATAACCGCATCAGAGCCGTCCAGCCATTCAATAACCTCTGCCCCCCTCTGCTTTTTGGTTTCAAAGTCCGTATCTTCCCGAAAGCCTATTTTACTCAGTATTTTGACAAGTTTTTCCCATGCATTGTGAGAAGTGGTGACTCTGTGAGCTGTATAGAGCACCCGTTCTCCGTGCGTGACGGCATAAATCGTCCGCATGATGAGAATTTCCGATTTTCCGTTTCTTCTGGGGACAGACCAGGCGAATTTCATGTGCAGCCATTTTCCGTTTTCGTCCAGAGCCATAATATCTTCCAGCATAAGCTCCTGCCATTGCTGGGCAGTTCTGCCGGATTTGTTGTAGAGCTGAACAGCTTCCTGTCCTTTGGATTCTGTGTAAGGCAGAACAGCGGAAACGGTCGGAGTCTGTCTGCCGAGCCGTGTTTCAGCCATGCAGTCAGCTCCTTTCAGATTCAGATATTTTTCCAGTCGAATGTCTGTGGCAGATTTCTATTTCCGACAGGGTCTTTTTGGACAATCTCTGTCCGGACGGCTAATTTATCGGATTTTTGACGATTGCAAGCCATATGTGCAAGCTGTAGGTTGCTGATTTCTGACGGATGACCGCCCTTGCTGACTGGAATAATATGGTCAATACAAGGGCTGAGAGGGTGCGGAAATTTCAGGCTGAAATCGACAGGATTTCCGCAGATACCGCAAAGCCGCTGTGTTGCGTAGATTTTTTTCTTGTTGCTGTCAAACTGTGCCCTCTGTGTGCCGTTGTGGTCGGGGCGAAGATTCGGCTTTGCCATCAGTCAGCACCTCCAAGGTATAAAAATAAGGCTTGTTCAGCCTTTGTGACGATATTTCTTGTTTCTTCCGTAACGCTTCCGGCTGAGAATCCAGCACACATAGGATTCGTAATCTTTAAATTTCCGGCGGTTTTCTACCAATTGTTCCGCCTTCTTAAAGACTTCCTCAACGGAAGGTGCTTCATAAAGTTCCATGCTTTTTCTCCTTTCGGGTATAAGAAAACCGCCCTGCTTAGGCGGTTTCATCCTCTTCATATTTATATCCATTATTGCACTCTAATAATTCTTGTACAAATGTAGAACCCCACATATATTTATCCGGAATACCATCAGGAAAGGCAGAACAGCAGAATTTTCCATCTTTTTTTTCTTCAAAAAAATGTTTACAACAAGGACAATCCGGAATAACAATAGATTTTTTCTGGTTCATAATTTGTGCCACCTTTCTATAAATTTATCAAGCAGAGCCTGTGCATCTTCACTGATAGACTGACCACATTGTTTTGCGGCAAATGCTTCTGCAATACACTCTGCACCATCTCCCATAGCATCAGCATATCCGGATATTCCATAAACAATTTGTTTTGCAACGTTTTTGTTTTGAATTAAATATCCTGAAAAAGTAGAAATATCTTGAAATGTCATAACATGTGCTGTTTCATGTGCTATCAAACCAGCAACACTATTTGAGGCCAGCACTCCTCTGTTAAAATTTCTC